TGGATAAAAATACCTGTCAAGATTATTTAAAAGGATTTGAGCAGAAAGATTTTGGATCTGTAGAGATACTAGCTTTGATAAATTCTGCCTATAAAAAGACTGCTAACTTTAATACTAAGCAATTTGAAGATAAGGAGAAAAAAGATAAGCTGATTAACTTTGTGTTGAGTGGTAAGTCTGATGCTGTAATCTTAGAGGAGTTTAAAGAGTACAATAAAGAGAATATTGAGTCAGAGATTCAGACTATTAAAGAGGTAATAAAAGTAGATGAGTTTTGGAAATATGATTTTAAAGGTGATGTATTAATTATACCATACCGATTCAAGCTATTTTTAGAGAATCTACAGTACTATAAGTACTATCCTGTAGCTAATACTAAGACCTTTGTATTTATAACTAAGAATGAGAACTTTATTAATCATGTTTCTGAATTTCAGATAAAGGATAGAGTAATGGAGTACCTGGTGCAATCAAATCGCATACCTGTATTTGATGCTGTAGCTGAGAAGTCTAAACTCTTTACTCCTCAATACCTCAGCATGATAGATACTGCTAATGTAGAGATGGAAAGGGATGGGATAGATTACGGTATGATTTACTATAAGAATGCAGCTGTCAAAATATTTGCTAAGCACCATGAGATATATGAATACTCAGAGCTAAAGGGATATGTATGGAATAATCAGATAATAGATAGAGATTTAATAGATGCTGATCACCATGAGTCAATGTTCAGGAGTTTTATTTGGTTTATCTCAGGGCAGGAGGTAGAGAGATATGATACTATGAAGAGTGTAATAGGCTATATGCTACATTCTTATAAGACATCAGCTAATAACAAAGCAATTATTCTAAATGATGAAACTATCTCAGATAATCCTAATGGAGGTAGTGGCAAAGGGATTCTGATTAATGCTATTGGATACATGAAAAAAGTTAGCACTATTGATGGTAAGACCTTTGACTCAAATAAATCATTTCCTTATCAGACTGTATCTTCTGACTGCCAGGTCCTAGCATTTGATGATGTAAGAAAGAACTTTAACTTTGAGAGCTTATTTAGTATAATCACTGAGGGGCTTACTATTGAATACAAAGGTAGAGATGCAATTAAACTACCTGTAAAAGACTCACCTAAAGTACTTATCTCTACTAACTACACTATCAAAGCAGATGGTGGCTCATTTAAGAGGAGGATGTTTGAAGTAGAGCTGAGTAGTTACTTTGGTACACATCATACTCCATTTGATGAATTTGGCTATATGCTATTTGAAGATTGGGATGAGCAGGAATGGGCAAGGTTTGACCATTACATGATTAACTGCCTAAATTATTATCTAAAGAATGGCTTAGTAGAATCTGAGGCTAAAAATCTAGAGCTAAGAAAGTTTATCAATGAGACATCTCAAGATTTTATTGAATGGGTAGATAATAAGAATTTAGGATTTGATCAGAGATTGAATAAGGTATCAATGTTTGAGAACTTTATAGCTGAGTACACTGACCAAAAGAAGTGCCTTACTAACAGAACATTCAATAAATGGTGTAAGAAGTATGCAGAATACAATGGTAAGGAGTATGTAGATGGATCTAGCAATGGTGCTAGATGGTTTGAGATTAAGTCACAAAGAGATCCTGATGTATGGGATACAATAAATTATAATTGATATGAACAAAGAAAACAAAACACTTTTAAAAGCCCTAGAGATTAACTACCTCACAATTAAGCACCCCACCATGCCATACATAACAGCATCCGATTGGAATGATAACTCAGCCAATGCTCTGACTAAATGTATCATTCACTTTCTAACCTATTCAGGCTTTCAAGCTGAGAGGATTAATACAATGGGTGTATATAGAGAGGGTAAAAAGATACAGGTAGGTGAGAATAGTAGACAGCTGAAAGGCACATGGACTCCTAGCACCTCCACTAAAGGATCTGCTGACATATCTGCCACCATTAGAGGTAGATCAGTTAAGATTGAGGTGAAATATGGTAAAGATAAGCAGTCAGAAGTGCAGAAGAGGTATCAGGAAAGCATAGAGCAGGCAGGAGGTACATACTTTATAGCTAGAAATTTTGATGAATTTATGATTTTTTATTATAATTTTATTGCAGATATGAATTAATTGATTATCTTTGTTGAAATAATTTAAATTTATACACATGGAAACCAAAACAAAAGCTGTAACACCAGCACCTGTACTAACTCTGCACCAAAAGCTACACAAAGCTAAGCAGTCAATCGGCAAAGTAGCTAAGAATGCTACCAATCCCCACTTTAAAAAGTCATACTCTGACATTAATGCAATTACTGAGGCAGTAGAGCCTATCTTATTAGAGAATGGTCTACTATTATTACAGCCTATTCAAGGCAATTCAGTATGTACTCAGATTATTTGTATAGATTCTAATGAGTCTATTGAGTCATGTATGGAACTACCTGCAGGACTTAATCCTCAGCAAGTAGGATCTGCTGTGACTTACTTTCGTAGATATACTCTGAGCAGTATCTTATGCTTACAATCAGTAGATGATGATGCTAATCTAGCTAGTGTACCTGTTAAGGCAGCTAAGCCTGGTCTATCTAAAGAAAGATTTGAGGAGGCACTAGTATCTATTCAAGATGGCAAGTTTACTATCCCTAAGCTAAGAGAGACCTTTGAGCTTACAGATTTACAGAATAAAGCACTCATGTTACTATGAAATGGCATCCATCTTCACTCGGAAAATTAATGACAGCATCTCGGACTAAGTCAGAGGTGCTGTCTGAAACTACTAAGACATACATTAGAGCTGTAGCTAAACAAGATTTCTATGGTTACAATGTAGAGCTGAATAACAAGTATATTAATAAGGGTATAATGCAGGAGAATGATTCTATTGCTCTATTCAACTCGGTAATGTTCAGCAACTACTCTAAGAATACTGAGAGACTGAATAACGAATGGCTCACAGGAGAGGCTGATATAGTACTAGATGATCAAATAGTAGACATTAAGACATCATGGTCCTTAGAGACATTCCCTGCTACTCCTGAAGAGGGTATAGAGAAACTCTATGAGTGGCAGCTAAGAGCTTACATGATGTTATATGATAAGAACTATGCTAGTCTAGTGTATTGTATGGTATCTACTCATCCATCACTACTCAATGAATGGGAAAACTTATCACTGCATCAGGTAGATCACATAGCTCCTGAGAAGAGAATCACTACTCTACTCTTTACTAGAGACATTGAGCTTGAGGAGGAGATAAAGGAAAGGTTGCATCACTGCACTGAGTACTATGTTAAGTATATTAATCAATTAAATAATAAATAAGATGACAGAAAAAGAATTTTACCAACAAGCAATGATTGCAGCAATGCAAGGACTGCTATCAGCAATCGGAAATGGCTATCAAGCTGAGTATGTACATCCTCACTCAACTGTAGCTCTTATGGCTGATGAGTATGCAAAAGCTCTAACAACAAGAGCAGAGATTGAACTAGCAAAAATGAGATTAGACAATCCATTCCCTGATACAGTAGTATGACAGAAAAAACAATGGCAATGATCCTGGCTATAGTAGTCTATGGATTTGCACTGATTGGCGTATATAAATTAATAACTATAATAATATGAATGAGTACAAAGTGAAAGGACTTATCAAAGTGATAGGTGATACCGTACAGGTGACTGAGAAGTTCTCTAAGAGAGAAGTAGTAATAACAGTAGAGGATGGCAAATATCCCCAACACATCAGCCTACAGGCTACAGGAGATAAAACATCTCTACTAGATGGCTGTAGAGTAGGTGAAGAGGTGGAGGCATCATTCAATCTGAGAGGTAGAGAATGGCAGGATAAGCATTTCAACTCACTAGAGTTATGGAAAATTGAAATGTTAGCACTTGCTCCTCCTGCAGCTGCAACAGCTCCTGCTCATGTACCTGATAATGCTGAAGATGATCTCCCTTTCTAAGGGGCAAAGCTTAAAAGACTTTATGATTAAAGAGACTAAGTCTAAGCTCACCCATAGATATAAGCTCAGTCATTATGCTGAGGATATCGGTGTCTCTTACTGCTCCATTTGGAGATTCATAAATGGTAAGGCTGTCAATGAGCAGTTCTATCTCAAATGGTGGAAAAATTATCTAAATAATTAATAACTTTATGGCAGTCTTATGGCTGCCTTTGTTATTTTTGCCTAATGAGCATAATAACATACATAGCAGTATCATGGTTTTTAGTAAACTTTGAGCCATTACAGCTACTGATTGACTCAATCTTTAGCAAATTTAAACCTAGCATTCTAGCAATGTATCTACATTCATCTGCTACCTGTATTAAATGCATATCTTTTTGGCTAACATTAATTTGCACCTGGTCCTTTGCTCAGGCAACTATTGTGGCTTTACTATCGTTTATACTACAGGAATGTTTACAGAAACTGAGCAAGTAATAATACAACAGGTATTCAATCTACCTGAGAAAGAACAGTCTTATAAGATTCACTTATTAAAACTTAAGCCCATTAAGATAAGACTTACAGGAACTCCTGACAAAGAATGCTTTTGTGGTAGTGTGAGGAGAAAGATATGGCTTAAGGATTTCAAGCAATGGTATGAGACCTATACTTGACAATTACATATCAGCTCACTACAAAGAGATAAGGAAATATACTAACTATTTTCTAGTAAGAATGAAGT